CGTAAGGCGGGGGCTGTTTTATGAGGATTGCTCCTCATTAGATCTGCTGGGGGCTTAGCCCCCTAACCACCCCCGTAAGTCCCTTCTCTCCTCCGCCGTAAGGCGGAAGGATCAGGGCTTTGGGTTGGTTTTACTTAAAACCATGGAGACTGATATGACTAGGAGCTCTGAAGACGGAAGGATAGACCGACGAGAAACTACCGATTCTGGTAGGGTTTCGTCGAATCTAATTTACCTTTCGTTTTCTCTGCTCTTTGCCGTGTTGGTCTTCTTGGTCTGGGTAATTGCAGATTTCGGCATCGCCGAGAGGGTCGTTATTACCTCTCTTTGTATACCTCTTCTCATTCAGGCAGCGATTAAAATCGTTGCTATGGATGGGGAAAGGCGCAGAGAGGAGTAGTTTATGGCAACTGTCGGTGAAACAAGGTGGAAAGAGCTAATAGCTCGGCGCATCGTTACTGAGGACCTTTTCGCTGAGGTGCGAGGCTGCTACCTGTCCTTCTCCTTTGGTCCATGGACTCGTTTCTTTACCAAGGAAGTCCCCATAAGGGACTTTTTCTTGGGCGAGTACGAGTTCCCTGTATCTTCAAGGATGAGGCCGGGTGTGTACCTGCACTTTCGGCTGAAGGTTCCTTATATGCGAGCGTCACGGAGTGTGAAATTTCGGCTGGTGTGGCCGCATTACTGGATAACCCGCAAGGGCGTCCTGTTTTGCGTTTTCCCACGCTCAGCCGCAGTTCAGCTAAAGATCTTAGCTGGTCCCGACTCTGGAAAGTATAAGAAGGTGAAGAAGTTTTTTCTTTCTTCATCTCCGATGACTCGTCAGAGCCGGTTTACTCTCACTCTAACTCCGCTGAAGTTGTTCAACTTATCGTTGACAACTCCACTCCTGAAACCTGTTTCTGTTTCTACGGGAGAAAGTCCCCGGGTTTCAGTTTTGAAAGTGAAGACGCCGTATGCACGTAAACTTGGAACACCCCGACCTAATCCCGAGGCAAAGTACAAAACGTTCTTCTATGCTTCTGAATACGCTAATCCTTGGCAGAATTATCAAGAGTCTGCTGTGGAACGCGAGGTTCATCGGCGTAGTTGGACGGGTGTAACTACCCCCGGGTTTGGAGGGAGGACCAAGTTTCAGTTACCGGATAATCCGCATACTGTAGACATGTATACGACGAAATTGTCGGACGGGTATGATTTGCGTCGTACTTATGCAAATCCTACCACCACCTTTGCAAATGGGTGGGGCCCCGACATCTTTACTTTCCAATCGGCGCCGGTGGGGCAGAACGATCCGTTCTTCCTCGACTGCGAAAATGCTGCCATCAGTAGGCTTAATAGCCAAGCTAACGCTGGCATCCAGGCGAATCTAGCCCAAACGATGGGCGAGTATCGACAATTTGGCTCGATGGTTAAAAGTACTGCTAACCGTCTTGTCAAGTCGATCCGCGCTCTAAAGCGAGGGCAATTCTCCAAGGCTGCTGACGCGCTTTTTGATGGCTCCTTCAATATGCAGGGAGTTTATTCCCGTAATCGCATAAGACCGGGTAACCCGACCAAGTCAAAGTCTCTTGCCAGAAATTGGCTCGAACTCCAATATGGTTGGAAACCGCTCTTGCACGACGCGTATGAAGGCGCTCGGTCTCTCTTCCAGTTTTTGGAGGAGGCCGGGCGAACGCAGACGGTGTTGGGAACTGCTGTGAGAAACCGGATTACTCCGTTTAAGATCTTCGGCCCTGCCAGCCAGTCTGTACCCGTGGGACGAGAAATCGTCAACACGTTCTTACAGACTAAGTTTGGCGTGACCTATCAGATCCGACCGGACAATTTTTCGGCTCTAGCGCAGTTCGGTTTTACCAATCCCATTAACCTCATTTGGGAGTTGCTACCGTATTCGTTTGTCGTCGACTGGTTTTTACCCATTGGACCGTTTTTGGAGTCCGTTTCTGGACCCCATTCGGTCGAGTTTATCAAAGGGTACAAGACCAGATTCGGCAGACGATACAATGCGCTGGATGTCAATTTCAGTGGTCCCATGCCGGGCGCTCCGAGTGTCGAGTACCGTGCATTTCAGCAGAGTTCTCGGTTGTCGATTACGCTAAGCCGTACCGGCCTTCTTGGATGGCCGACTGCGCGTTTTCCACAGCTCAAGAATCCTTTGTCAGAGATGCACATACTTAACGCTCTCGCCCTTTTGCGTGTGGCCTTTAGAGATTGATGAGGCATCCGGTTTCCATTTTAATGGAGTACCTATGTCAGCTATCGCTGCCATTAAGCTGTCTTCCATCCTCAGCCCAACCGAGAATACAA